GTGATCTTCCATAACACGAACGTTCGCACCGATGCGGGCTACCGAATGGCATCCCTACAAAAGGGCGATTTCATCAAGAATTTGTCCGTTGAGATTCTTCCGAAATCTGACTCATTCTTCATAAGGGTTCTCCAGTTCCAACCATCAGACGCGTTCTTTGACAACGGAAGCTACGTCGAAGACGAATTCTTCAGCAAATCAACTGCAGGGGAAGCGGATACGAAAGCGCTCCTTCTGAATGGTGCAAATCCCACGGACTGGAACACGTTCACATATACGGGGATTGCCGCACCGGCTGCATGGACTGTAGGAACCGCGGTGGGTGCTTTCAATGTCCAAAAGGCGACGGGAGGCGCGCCCGACTCCCGTCTCCGCATTGAGATCCAAAATAGCAACATCTTCTCACAGAGTGTCACCATCTCTTATTCGACGGACCAAGGGGCAACGTATATCAATCCGCGCCTTCTTACAGAGACGGGGGTTGTGATACAGTCTCCGGGAGGGACAGCTTTCAGTCGTTTTGCGATCACAGGCAAAGCGAGAAACTTTCCTCTCCATGTATGCGCCTCCATCTTCCCAACGACTGGGCTGACGCACGGAGGAGGCTCTCTGCGCATCTCTGGGAACTTCAGCGCGTACGATCCCCCGTCGGTGAATGGACAAGACTTCGAGTGTCATTCGAAGAAGAACTATGGTCTCATTGCGCAAGGAAGCGTCGTGCCGACGATCACTTCATTTGCGCCTTTCACACTTGGAGCGCAGAACCAACCAGAGGTACTCTTGAAAACAGGGGTGCAGGTTCTTCCCGTGGCCAATGGAACCGCATACCCCCTGCCCGCGGATTCGTGCGAGGTTGGAGACATTCCGCCAGCGACATTGGCAGTCCTCGGAGACGTCATCGGGCTGAGTCCCGTGTATACCGTCGCAAATGCATTCGGCGCATCAGTGAACTTTGCGGGGGGGGTGGCCGTCGGAAGCCTTGGCGTTTCGGATACGATTCTCGTAGAGCTGTTGAATTATTCGCGCGCCATCACGGGCCACGTCGCGAGCGCGGCGGACTACCTTGCAACGACCTCCGTCGCTTACACTGGGGGATCGTTGGCATCGCCTATCATCGGGTGCATCCCCGCTTCGCAGATCACTATCCCCGAACAGGGCGCGCTGACGCGGTATGTTTATCAAGCAGAGTACCCACTCCCGATTATAGTATCGACCCATAGTGACGAGATCTCGTACATCAAGAATCTGTCCCTGAGGTTGAGGACATTGTCGGGTGAGAGCGTTCAGGGACTGGTTTCTCCGTCGACACTCGTCATGCGCATCGTCCCCCATGATAAAAAATCCCTTCCATGATTCAAACTCACAATGGAGGGAATCGATGGTACATTCGTCCTCGCGATGGCGGGGCTCATCGGAAGCGGGATTTTGAGTTTCTACGCTTACGTCCTTCGTTCTCGATGCGAGGAAGTGCGCTGCTGTGGCCTGTTCTGCAAGCGGAGCGTGATCAACGGAGAACGAGTAGCCGATTCATTGGATCGAGAGAGGGGAGCGAGAGCGACCAATGCTTGAGCGCCGCACATTTTTTTTGTGCAGCAAGGAGAAAAAGGAAGGAAACGATGGAGCTCTCCGATGAGAAGACGGATACTGTGATCGACCAGATGGTCGTCGTCCTACCCGAGCGCCAGTCCGACATTTCATCGACACAGGCAGGGCAGCTTGTGCGTATCACCTTCCCCGAAAGCCTTGGATACGTCGATTTCAAGCATTCCTACCTGACATTTTTGGTGGAGATGAGTGGGAGGGGGCAGCCGATACTGACTCGCAGTGCGGGGATGTCGTCTCTGTGGAACAGCGTGCGTGTGTACTCTGGGACGGGTGGGACCGTTCTTGAGGAGACAATCGAGGCGAATACACTCGCGGCTCAGAAATTCCTGTATACAAAGTCCCAGAGCGCGGACAACCTTCGTTCTGCCTTCGAAGGGTTCCAGCTCAACGATTCGTATACGCAGAACATCTTTTGGAACCCTCCAGGCGGTACATCTCAAGCTTCTTGGGCGTACCCAATCGTGCCTGTGGCGCAAGCGGGGGCGGGTGTCCCTCCCGAGAATCAGCCAACAACGGCGAAGAAGGTGATGGCACAGGGGTCTATCCAGAGCCCGATGTTCACCACGGACGGCTACATGCCCACGCATCTCTTCCAGGGTCTCCGCGCGGAGCTTTTGCAAGAGCAGACCAGTCGAGCGCTCATGTACACAACGGGGGACTTGGGGATGACAAATTCGACTTCCGTGTGCCCAAATTTCAACGCGGCTGCTAACCCACAAACGGGAACGACGGCGTGCAATGCCATTTGTACGAACGTGGCGATTGGAGGGGACGGTAATCCGCGCGGGACTGCCACTGGTAGCTTCGGAATGCAAATCACGAGCACTGGATCTAATGCCGATGCGACTGGGCCGATTCCATACGTAGTTGGGAGCATTTACGCATTGTACGACTCACAGTATTCTACAACGCGGACAATCATCGGATACGGTCGGGTCGCTGCAGGCGGGTTGAATGGAAACGGACTGTTGTCTTCTGGACTGGAATGGTACGCGACCGCGGCTGGCAAGCCACCTCCATGCATCGGGACACAGTTCGTTGTGGGCCAAGACGCGGCTCAGACGGTGGGAGCAACTGGTGCGCCAGTAGGGATCGTACAAACGCTTCTCCTTGGAAACGCACTAATGGCTGACGCAAACGGAAGCTACTTTGTCGAGGCGGGTGTAGGATCCGTCGCATCCGCTCTCACGAACACATCCATCAACATCGGGTCCTTCTTCGGTAGTGCAACGTCCATGAAAAACCCAGAACGCGTGCTGAACGGGAATACAAACTCGACTGCCACGGGTCTTCAACCAACCGATCTTTTCCCGCTTCCGAATAACCCATTTGCGATTGGCGATAGCCTCATCGTTTCCGACGCAAATTCTACGACGACAAATTCTCATGGTTTTGGTGTCATCATAGGATTTGGGATGAGCACTACATCAACACAGGGTCAATCGTCGTGTCGGATTTTCTTCAGTCCAAATCGCACCACTTGTATTGTGGCTGGTCTCCCTACCGACGTGGGCGTTGGCTCTATCTCGGCAGCGGCCCTTGCTGCGCTCAATCCCGGTGGAACCCTACCTACGGGCTTGGGGCTGTCGGCAATCGTTCCTAGTGGGTACTCATTCGGCAGTGGACTCCAGGGTTATTGCCTGCACACACAGAGGACGTTTACTGGCTCCTTCGTCCTCGCGAGAACGATTTCACCGCAACAGGCCACTCTTTCAGCGGCGATTGCGAACAAGCCAGGATTCACTATCAGAGACCTCCAATACCAAGTGAGAAGGGTTCAGTTGGACTCTGCGACCGTGAAACGCGATAGTTCTGCGGCAGCGTCCGCAAGTGGGTACACGATGTCGATTCCGAGTGTTCTGACCGTCAAAAACAATCTACAGCACTTTGTGGGGGTTGCATCCGAAATTCTCAACTTCCCCCGCGTTTCTCGCGCGTTCGGTCTCATTACAACCCCTCTCCCGGTCGGCAACCAGTTCACACTGAACGAGGACTCCTTCGCGGGTGAGAGTGATCACCTGGTGGGGTACCAGTACAGCGTCGGCGGACAACTGCATCCTCTCTCTCAAGTGGAAACGACGTTAGCGAACTTGGCGACTCCCTTGATGTCATCCCAGCACTACCTGGAGCTACGGAAGACGCTTGCGCAGTTCGATACGCGCATCCTAAATCTCGAAAATGTGAATTTCTCTTCCTTCAACATCGGTCGGTCGTTCTGCCTTCCAGGAACGTATTTTGATCTGGAAGCGCAGGGGGGAGACCTGAACGTTCGTCTAGAGTATGGGGAAGGGACAAGCCTCTTCAAAACGCTGGTTTCCTTCCTCGCATATGACAGAGAGATCGTGATCTCGAACACGGGAATCAAGACGTCTGCGTAAAAAAATAATCTCTACGTAGGAGTAAGAACGAGGAACACAATGAAGCTGACCGCCGCACAAACGAAAATGCTGAAAGAGCACAGCGCTCACCACTCGAAGAAGCACGTCGACATGATGAGGAAACTCATGGAGGAGGGAAAGACGTTTGCCGAGGCTCACAAAATGGCACAGAAAAAAGTTGGCAAGTGATGTGCCTCGTCATTTTTTTTGTGGGGGAGTTGTTAAAACGACCAGGATGCAACGCGAGAAGTTCACCCGCCAGCGCGTCAAGCTTCAGCCACTGAACGTTCCTGCGAGTCAGTCATTCAGTGCGTCACAGTTCAACCAGATCACGTTCCAGCTTTCTACGTCGCGGCATTTACTCCTGACGAAGTCTCTGCGCCTGAATGCGACGGTGAAGTTGTTGCAGACTAATGCGAGTGGGGGAGCGACCACGACGATGCCGGCCAACGATCCTAACGCGGTAGCATCGGCGGCCAACGGCGCATCGCTCAACACGCGCATCGGCGCTCAGTCGTGCATTCAGACAACGAATTTGACGACGTTGAACTCACGGACGCTGGAGACGATCAACCAAAGTGGGAGGTACTGTGCGACGACGTTCCCCCTCGATGGGACTGGACTCGATTACGACAATAGAATGTCTCTCTCCGATCCAGGGATGTCTAAAAAGAGCATCACGGCGGTTCGGACGTACAATAACAGCCACCAAATCTCCATCCCAATCGTTTGCGGGTTCCTCCAGGGACAAGACGCCGTGGATCTGTCTGCTAAGGGGTACCAGGGCCTGAGGCTATCACTCTTGCTCGCTCGGAACAATACGGCGATGTCTGGGTATGACGTGTTCAACGTCACTCCCGCGTCTGGGTTCAAACAAGAGCCTACGACCGTTGTTACCACTCAAGTGGGCGCGGCCTCCGTGGGATACCAATTCGAGCTTTCGAATGTGACGCTCAGTTACGCGGCGCTAGGGATCCCACCAAAAATGTTCGATTCGATGCCGGCGTCGTCGGTCAAGTCGATCCGGACCTTCAATTGCCTGGAAAGCACTCTTGTAGCGTCCGATCAAACGGTGGCGTTGAGTCTGGGGTGTAAGAACGTTATCTCTGTCACTCATTCGATCTGTCCGTCAATTTTCACGGCAAATCCGAACGTTGACAGCTTCCAAGTTACATCGCCACACAACAACTCCACGCAGACGACGATTGGGACACCCGCACCGATCCAGAGCGTGTCCTACCTTCGCGGTGGAACATTATACCCCTATGAATATCCCTTGGATGCCCGCGATACGGCAGGCGTGGATCCCGAGGGAAGCGTGCAGAGTATCATCACATATCCAGCGATGCAGAGCATCACACTTGGCGACAACCGGATGGTGCAGCTTTCTACGCAAACGAACAAGGGAATTGACTCCCTCAGCACTCTGTCCAACGCGGGAGCATCGACTTCGATGCCTCCTACGATGGCAAGCGACCCGTCCTCATACTATATCCTTGGGACTCCGATCGACCTCGCGCGCGGTGGCAGCAATTACGAGTCCGCACAGTACGCGGTGCGCATCCAGAGTGACCTCAACGATGATGCATCGACAGCCAATTCGTTCCTCACATTCGTGCGATGTCGCAACGTGATCAAGATCGACAACGGCGATATATCGGTGATGGAATGAGAATAGTTTTGGGAAATGGTGTTCGGTATTTTTTTTGTGTGTCCTTGAATAAAAAGAAGGATGTCGGCTCGCGCGTTTGATCATCACGATGCGGTCCTTCGGGGAAGCGATGACACTCCCTCGCGGGTGACTGTGACGACTGAACAGCTTCTTCCTGTAGTTTCGACCACACGGCGCTGCAAATTCGTCCTCCCGACCACAGGGACGCTCGACGCGGCAAATTCGGCGTTGCGGGTTCCGATTCTTGTGACTGGCGCGCCAGACGGAGCCTTCCTTCCAGCAGGAGCCGGTATCTACAGCGCTATTGAGTCAGCGACGCTTTCGTTCAACAACCAAAGGATCCAATCGTTCCGTGACCTTGCATTCTATAGATCGATGACAAACTCGTTCGATACGGCAGATTACAGACACGGAATCCGACGTATCACTGAGGGCGTCAATACGTGCGTTGTCCCGACCCAGGTTCAAAGCCATGTTGCATCGGGAGTTGCTGGGGCGACTGGGAACGCGGCCTTCGGCCGGCTTATGCCGGCTGGAGCAAACGTGGATAAGGTAAATCCCTCAAAAATGCTTCTTCCTGAGTCGATGGCATTGACGTCTTCGGCAAGTACGACTCCACAGTGGACAGTCATGCTTTCCGACCTTTTCCCCCTCCTCAAGGACGTGTCCATCCCTCTTTACGCACTCGACTCGCCTCTCGTCATCGATATCGAGTGGAAGGCGCAGCTTTCGTCGGCGGACATCGATTCCCAGACAAACGGTAACGGCGTGGTCGCGGTTATCATCAACGGGGTCGCCAATGCAGGCGCTATCGCCACCGTTTCGACGGAGCAGATCGAGATGTACATCGACACGATAACATTCGACGATGTGCGCGAAGCCGAGCGTTTGGAGCGAATGAATGCGGAAAAGGGCTTCTCCATGCCTTACGAGACGTACATAAGCAGCATCTCTCAGATCCCTTCCTTGAGCCCGGCCCCCGTCGCACCGGCCATATCGACACAGGGCATTTTTAACACTGTCCCAGTGGCGGGCAACACACTCAAAAGTCTTCTCTTCGCATCCAACGCGCCAGACCAGCCCGGGTCGACGCCAAGGTACAGTAATACGATGTTCGGCAAGTATGCAATGACTGCGCCCTTTGGGGGTGAAAGCTTCGACCTCCGAGCGAACGATTCGCTCCTCTTCCCCTCTCCGATCACATCCGTGACAGAAAAGGCGACGGAATTGTCAATGATCTACGGCTCTCCTGTATGTCTCACTCCAGCGATGTTTTCATACGACGTGACCGTGCAAAAGGGAACAGCAACAAGGCCTCCGGGATTCAACTCCGTCCCAGTGGATCAACAATTCCCCACCATCAACACGGCCGACTTTCAGTTTTACGGACCAGGAATCGTCCTCTCGGACGCACTGACTGGACAACAGTCGTTCACTGGGGCACAATTGAGTGAGGGAATCGGTGATAGCAATGAGATGGGGATGCACCTGAGCAATCAGAAGGGTCTGGAGGTTCTACTGCAGCGTGCGAGGACGGCGACCGACAATTTTAAGTTGAGCAATCATTACTTTGCTCATATTGTACAGCATTTCGGAATCAAGGGCGGCCAGATCTTGATCATGCAGCAGCCTGGGAGCGCGATGGCGTAAAAAAAAGATACAAACGTCTATCCCATTTTTTTTGCATCAGAATCCAGTGGCGCGTGCACCGTAGGCCACCGCGGAATTGACGGAAGGTGCGACGGCTTGGGAACGGAAGCCTGTGCTGGTCGTGGTCGTCTGTGGAGCGAATGCAGGTCCTTTGGGGACGGGTGGTGCTTTGGTGGGAGCCTTGCTGCCGCCAGTGAACAATTCGTAGAGACCTATCCCCACGCCTGCGAGCGCGGCACCGACGTCGAGAATCGGAACGGTCGATAGTGAGGCGAGAACGCCCTCCGTGGCTCCAAGCGCGGCGTCTGTCGCTCCAAGCGCGACCTCGCCACCTTCGGCTAGGGCTCCTCCTCCACCAGCAAGGGCCTCGCCACCGGCAGCGCCGCTCTCGGCGCCCGCCGTGGCGCCGGCCGCGCCAGATTCGGTAGCCGCGCTTGTGGCAGCAGATGTGTCCGCGGCATCCATCGAAGATGATGCGGCGCCTCCAGGTCCGCGGGAAGGGAGTGAGGACTCATCAAATGGGACGTAGGAGTCGTTGAGG